TTCTAGCGATGTTGACCTTACTGACACGTCAGAGTCTTTCGGACTCCCTGCTACTGCTGACCTTATGTTCGCTCTCATATCTACTGAGGAGTTGGAAGGGTTGGGACAGATAATGGTTAAACAATTGAAGAATAGATATAATGACCCTACAATGAATAAGAGATTTGTTGTTGGTATTGATCGTTCCAAGATGAGATTGTATGATGTTGAACAAAAAGCACAGGATGATATACTTGACAGTGGACAAGAAGAGGAGTATAATCCTGAAGAGAAACCTAAGAAATCATTTGAGGGATTTAAGTTTTCATGACTTTAAGAACACATACGATAGAAAAGAAAAACGATCAACATAACCAAGAATGGAGTTGGGAAGAAACTCCTGAAGTTCTAGCAGCACTGGAACAATTACGTAAATCATCAGAAGAGGTTAAAAATGCCTAAAGCAAAAGAATATGTTCCAGTAGTGGAACCAAAGACAACTTCATATGTAGAGTATACTGAACTTGGTAGAACTGTAACTCCTTGTCCAGTATTTAAAAAGGATACTATTCGTGTTAGATTATTACAAAGATGTTTGGGTAATCCAGCAGAAACTTTTGATACGGAAAAGCACTGGGAATATGATGTTCCATGGCCTGCAGAAGAAGTTAAGGTTGAAGAAAAAGTAGATACAAAAGTAAAAGCAAGAGTTACATTATGACTAAACAAGTAGACACTGAAAAGTATCTTGACTTTGTTCAGGGAGTCACTAGTGCTCCTAGCACAAATTTTGGATCATTGCTTGCTCGATTAAATGAATTGGAATCTGAGCATGATGCAGATACATGTAAACTATTGACTGCATCTCTTGGACTTAGTGCTGAGTCAGGTGAGTTTACTGAGGTAGTAAAGAAGATTGTATTTCAAGGTAAACCATATAATGAAGAGAATATCTTCCATATGAAGAGAGAATTAGGTGACATCTGTTGGTATCTTGCACAAGCATGTATGGCACTTGATACTACCTTCGATGAGATCATTGAGATGAATGTTGACAAATTAAAGTCACGTTATCCTGGTGGAGAGTTTGATGTTCATTTTTCAGAAAACAGAAAGGAGGGAGACGTATGAACTACTACGCATTATTAAGTGTTTCAGATAAAACAGGTATTGTTGATTTCGCAGAAGGGTTGGTTCGTGCTGGATATCAAATTATATCTAGTGGTGGAACTCATGCTGTTCTTCAAGCAGAAGGTATACCAGTAATGAGGGTGTCTGATTATACTGGTTCACCAGAAATTCTTGATGGAAGAGTAAAAACTTTACATCCAAAGATTCATGGTGGCATTCTTGCTCAACGTAACAATTCTAGTCATGATTTAGATCGTAAAGTAAATCGTATTGAATTGATTGATATTGTTGCAGTAAATTTATATCCATTCAAAGAAACAGTTGCTAAACCAGATGTAACTCTTGAAGATGCGATTGAGAATATTGATATTGGTGGTCCTAGTATGGTAAGATCAGCAGCAAAGAACTATAAAGATGTTGCTGTATTAACTAATCCTAATCAGTATGGAATTTATCTTGATGCTTTGAAGGGTAATATATCTTCTGTTACTGTTGATGAATTAAGACCTAGACTTGCATTAGAGGCGTTTAAGCATACTGCAGAGTATGATGCTGCTATTAGTACTTGGATGGAGGGTAGATTATTATGATTTTAGTTTTTATTATTGTAGGATTATTATTCTTTATTATGGGATATGGATTGTATCTTACAGTAGGACCAGGTAAAGTAGATTTACGTGACCCTATTGATGAACATGCCAAGATGCATGAACTGGGTATAGCACATGGTCATGGTGGAAATAAAGAAGCATATGAAGTGTCTGGGAAACTAGAACACAAACATGATGATACTATATAATACAGAGTATCAAATGTTACCATGAGAGATCAACTAGTTAAGGCACTATTAGCACATGCACAAGGAGATATTCAGAAGCATGTTGCGAATGTAGAAGTTTATTTAACCAATCCTGCTGGTATTGGTGAGCACTCTAATATTGTAGAAGCAATTGAAGAAGAACTTAATATGATTGCCAAGTATCAAGACCAGATTGATGTGATAAATAAATACTTCAAAAAGTAGATGATAAATGGCTAGTGCTTCTAATTCCACAACTAGTGCATTGATATTAAAGGCTGTTAAAAGTAGTCCTTCTTATAAAAATATTGACACTAAAGCAAAAAATGCGATTGTTAAAGATATTAAAACTGTATTAGATCATGGTGGTAAAAATTGGAAAACTAATATTTCACCATTTAAATTTCCAAATTGGGGTGGAACTAAAAATAAACCTAGAAAGAATCAAATAGTTTTAAAATCGGATTCTGAAACTGTTGAGAAAATAATAGCTGATATTGGAACAGATTCTGATTTTAGTCCTTCATCAAAACAATCAGGTACTGCTAAACCCCAAATTAAAATAGTAATTGATGGACAACCTATTTTTATCCAATCTACAGGTTCTGCTTTAGAGGGTGTTGCTAGTAAAATTGGACCAGGAAAAATGACTGCTATGCAGGAATTGGGTTCTGCATGGGTGTTTAAAAGAGCAATACAAGACAATAAAGATTTTGGAAACTGGGAAGATATTAAAAAGGATGAAGAAACATATGATGAAATAAAGAGTATATGGAAACAAATAGCTAATGAGGATTCTGTTCCTGATGAATGGATACAAAATTTTTACAAACAGAATTCTAGATTATTGAGAGAAGTGGGGCATAAGAAATATACAGTTTTTACTCGTGGTAAAACTAAAAATTATACTGCAAATTGGTATGATGAAAGTGATACTTTTATGGACTGGGTTACTAAAACAGTAAAGGATGAATTTAAAATAGCAAAAAAAGATAATTGGAACCCTGCTGATGTTTGGTTGATAAGAAATGAGCATCTTCATCGACAGAGAATTGAAGAGTCTTTAAAAACACCAGTTAAGAAAAAGAATAGAGGTATTGTTGAGGCTAATCTTGCACAATTTAATGCTATCTTTAGAGATATGTGGAACAAGAATGATGTGTGGGGTATCTCTTTAAAGAAGGTTTCTGGTGCAACAGCAGATTGGAAACCAGTTAATACTAGTGAGGCATTTTTTAAAAAATTAGAAGCAACTGAGTATAAATTTTTGGGTGCTAGATGTAGATTGGATAAAGAAACTAAAAAAGGTATTGTTACTTTGGGAACACAGGAATCCCAGTTATTTGTTAAAGATGAAGATTCTAATAAAGAATTTAATATAACGATTAAATCAACTAAAGGTAGTGGATTTGATAATCTAAAATATGAACCTACTGAAAAAGGTAAATCTGCTGCTAGGATGGGTAAAGCAACATCAGCATTTGTTGATGATCTTATTGAAGTATATTTAACTGGTAGTCAGTGGCAAAGACGTTGGCAACAGTATCCTGATACTGCAACTAAATTTGATACACCAGTTTATGAAAGAGAATATAAAAAGAAGATACAAATATTAATTGATAATGATGTACAAATTGGTAAAGGAAAAAATGATACTTTAGATGTTGATGAAGCTATTGGAAATATTAAAATTGCTTTTGGAACACAACCCCATGTTGCAAATGCTAAATTGATGCAGATTACATGGTTAGCTAATTTCTATGGTCAGGGTATAACTGATGAAACAAGAAATAAAATGGTTACTGATATGATATTTCTTGCAGAAAAAGCAGGTAGGAGGTATGGACCTTATGGAAAACTCTATTAAACAACTTATAAAAGGATTTGAATCTAAGTCGAAAGGTAAGGATAGGTATAAAGATTTTGTATTTTATTGCTATAACTGCCTCAATCAGACTAAAGGATCTAAAAAGAAGATAAATAAATATAACATTATGAGAAAAGATCTCATCAAATATCTTATTGCAAACGAAAAAGCGATAACTGCAGAACTATCCAAATGAAATCATTTAGTCAATTTTTATCCGAAGCAGGTTCTACTGCGGTTCAACAAGCCACTCGTCTTGGTTTGACAACCGATGGTCATGGTGGATGGTATGATAAGCAAGGAGAGTTTGTAGCAAAGACAGAGAAAGGACAATTAAAGTTTTATAATAAGAGACAAAGGATAGGAGAGAAAGATCCAGCACAATCAGAAAAAGAAAAGAAGTTATCACATACAACATCAGCATCTTCAGAGCAGCAACCAAAATCTACACAAGCACCTGCACAACAAGAACCTGCAGATGATGAAGTTGTAGTATTGGAACCACCTGCTGTTGAGAAAACAAAAGGAACTCTTACTGTTGCATTTGGTAGATTTAATCCACCAACCACAGGACATGAAAAGTTATTAGATACTGTTGCATTATCATCAGATGATGGTGATTATGTTATTGTACCTTCACGTAGTCAGGATAAGAAAAAGAATCCATTAGATACTGATATGAAAGTATCTGCAATGAGGGCAATGTTCCCACAACATAGTGAAAGGATTGTCAATGATACGGCAAATAGAACCATCTTTGATGTATTAAAGAAGGCTCATAATGATGGTTATGCTGGTGTAAGGATTGTAGGTGGTGCTGATAGACAGAAAGAATTTGACAAACTAGTGAATGCTTACAATGGTAAGATGTATCAGTTTGATAATATAGAAGTTCGTTCTGCTGGTGATAGGGATCCTGATGGTGATGGTCTAGAAGGAATGTCTGCATCAAAGCAAAGAAAGTATGCTGCAGAGAATGACTTTGAGAATTTCTTAAAGGGTGTTCCTACTGCCATGAATAAGAAGATGGCAAAGGATTTGTTTAATAATATTCGTACTGGTATGAATATTAAAGAAGGTTGGAACCTTTGGGAAATTGCTCCTAAGTTTGATTGGAAGAACCTTCGTGAGAATTATATCAATGAAAAGGTATTTACTATTGGTCAATTAGTTGAAAATCTTAATAATGGATTGGTTGGTAGAATTATTCGTAGAGGTGCTAACTATTTGATTTGTGTTACAGAAGATAAGATTATGTTTAAATCTTGGATAAAAGATGTGACAGAGGCAGTTGTGAACGGAACTACTAAATCTGGAGTACCTGCAGATCAAAGATTGGTTGGAACTGATGCACATAGAAAGTATGCTGAGACTATGGTTCCTGGAAACTCTTGGGGGATTCAATTCATAAATAAGTATAGAAAAAGTAAGACAAAGCAGATTTCCCCATGACAAAAAATATATTTGAGGAAGAATCTACTTCAGAAAACCAGGCTTCTGGTGGTGATGCTAAGATTAGAAAGCAAGCACGTCAGTTGGCCTATGATGTTAGATATAAAGTAAAACAATCTCTTAGTAAAGGTGAAGAATCTAATGATGCATCTTTGAAGAGGGCGTATTTACAACAACTTAATTCTTCTCCAGCACCTGGTGCAGTAAAGAGAGTTGCTAAGAAAATGTTGGTTGGAGAGTCATATGATTTTGTTGATATTACTGAGACGGCAAAGGAATCTGTTGATAAGATTTTGAGTAATGTTTTTGTCAAGAAAATTGATTTAGAAGATGCTGATGGTAATCCTACATATGAAGTAACTAATCTTGTCTTTGGTGAAGAGAAATCTGATAGAGAGAAGAAGTATAAGGTTAGAGTTACTGGCAAAAAAGGTAATAAGACTTATGTTAGAATGGCGGATCGTAAAGATATTGATAAATTGAGAAAGGGTGATGACGTATCTTCTGTTGAAATGACAGGATATGGTGTACCTAATGAAGAGAAAGGTAAAAAGAAAGTAGTAAAGAAGGCTAAGAAAGATTTTGATGGTGATGGTAAATTAGAATCACCAGAGGCAGAGTATAAAGGTTCTAAGGATAAGGCAATTAAAAAGGCAGTTGCTAAGGAAGGTTATCAAAGAGATCCTGAAAAACTTAAGAAAGATAAAACTCATTCAAAGCAACCAGATCCTTCTAAGGATGGGTTTACTGGTATTGGTAATATGAGTATTAAGGATATTATGAAGATGAATAAGAAGATGAAGAAGGAAGAAGTGGAAGTTGTTGATGAAGCAAATAAGGGTGAAAGAGTTGCAGATCCATATCGTGCAGGAAAACTATCAGCAAGACCTGTAGGTAAGAGAGCATCAAAGAAAAGTAGAACGACAGCTTGGACTACTGCTGATGTTGGTCAAAGAAATAGGAGACGCTTTGATAAAAGACATGGTGGTGATGGAAGTCGCAAATTGAATAAGTTTGGATCAGATTATCGGGTTGATAAAAGAGAGGGGAATAGTAGTGAATCCAGTGATCATGCACAAAAACAAAGAAGAGCAGAGCATCAAGCAAGGCGTGGAGTAAAAACAAAAGGTGTGAAAGAAGAATTTCAACTTGAGGGTTATTATGATTCTGCAGTTGCAGCATCTAAGGCAGCATCTAAAAGTAATAAACCAAAGGTATCTTTAAAGGATAGGATTAAATCTGTTGCTAAGAAGGCAATTACTAGCACTTCACATGCTGCTGGTAAGGCTGTGAAAGTAAAATCAGATATTCAAGCAGCACCTGGTAAAGCAAAGAAAAAGGTAACATCTTATGTTGATAGGGTAAAAGGTGTTGCTAAGGCAGCATATAAATCTGGTAGAGGTCCAGTTAAAACAACATCCTATAGAGGTGCTGGAGTAGGACGTAAAGAAAAGATTGGTGAAGATAATATTCAAAGTATGCTTGATTATGCATGGTCTTTAAGTTTAAGTGAGCATCATCAAAAAGATGCTGAAGGTAAAGTCATAGAGCATGGTGATGGAACACCAAGTTCTGTTGAGGAAGGTCTAGTTGATATTGTTAAGAAAGGTGCTAAACGTCATGCAAAGGCAGTAGAAAAAAAGAAAATTAAGAATAGGAAAGCAGTTCCTTATGCAGCATTAGCAGCAGAGCATGAACCTGAAGGTGAGATAATAGAAGATTATTACAGAGGAACAGGTGAAAAGGTTGTTGCAAGAACCAAAAAGTGGATGAAAAAGAAGGGGCAAGAGGGTGCTCCTGGTTTAGATGCCATGAAAGCACGTACTGCTGAACATAAGGCAAAGCGCGGTGTGAAAGAAGATTTTGTAACTGAAGTGATTGAAAAGGACAATCCAGATGCTAATGTGAAAAAGATTGATGTTATGAAGGGTAAGAATAAGGTTAAGATAAACCCTAATATGGGTGAACAGCTTGAAACTGATGTTAAGGATGCTAAAGATGATCAAAAAAGTAAGCAAGCAACTATGCTCAAGAAAAGAGTATTGATGCAGAAACTTAAAGCAGTTAGGGCTGGTGCTGGTGATTCTATTACAGCATCACATATGCCAGAAGGTGAAGTTGTTGAGGCAGCAGGATGTGAAACTAAAAAGATTGAAAATAAAGGAAAGAAAACAGTCGATCCTAAAAAGAATCCAGTAGTTGAGGCTAAGGTAGAGCAAGGTCGTTCTGACTATGGTAAAGCATCAGTAAGAAACAAAAGAGCATTTGGTATTGAAGGTGAACCTGAAGCAACTTCTGGTTCAAAGGAAAGGGGTAAAATGATTGATGCTAGACGTTATAGGCATAGAACAAAACGTGGTATAAAGAAATCTGACTATAAGATTGATGAAGGGAATGGTTATCAACCAGAAATAGAACATAGTAAACTGGGTGATGCTAAAAAGAAGGCAGACAAGAAAAGAGAATCAAAATTACCACCTCATCTACAGGGTGATGCTATTGGTAAGATGAAAAAAGCATTTTCGCAAGAAGCATACCGAGTTCTTGCTAGAGACAAGGGTGATAAAGGTAGACCAGCTCAGTTCTCATATAAGGATGAGAATGATGCTAAGAAGTTTGCTGACAGTATTAAGAGTAAAGGTGGTAAAGCAACTGTTGCTAAAGAGGAAAATGCTTTAGAGAAACGTGCTAAGGAAAATGAGAAGGCAAGAAAATGGTTAAAGAAAGATGCTAAGGATAGTGGTTACACTGACATAGCATTAAAGGCATCTATGTCTAAAGGTGCTGGTGTTAATGAATCACATGCAACTGCTAAGAAACCATCTGAACGTGCTGCTATAGCAAAATTAGAAGCTATTCTAAAACGTAAAGAGGATTTAAAAAAGCAAACCAAAGGTGTGAAAGAAGAAGTTGTTGGTGAAGCATTGGGTGCTGCTTATGCAGTAGGTGGTATTTCTAATGCAATAGCTGCAGGTGCAAAAGCATATGGTGCTTCTCAAGCAGCAAAAGGTGCTATAATTGGTGGTGCTTTATCTGGTGCTGGTTCTGTTGTTGGTGGTGCATTAAACTATGCAGCTTCTAGAAATAAAAAATCTGATTCTAAAAAGAAAAAATCTGGTGTAAAAGAAGAAGCAGATGCCTATAAGTATGTTGTTTCTAAACTTAAAAAGAAGTATGGTAGTGGGGTCTTGACAAAGGGTGATAAAATAAAACCACAAAGTGCTGCTGATAAAGCAAAGGCACGTGCTCATCAAGCAAAAGTTGATGCGGAAAATGCTGCAGAACGTAAGAAAGATCCATCACAGGGTCGTTATCCAAAAGGTTATTCTAATAGAGGAAGTGACTAATGCTAAATGATATGGGGGTTGACCCCAATGAATGGTTTGATGATGTTCCACATCCCCATGATACTATGCCTATTGCTACAAATGAATCATTACCAAATGTAAAACTTACTTTTGGTGGATGCTATAATTATGAAAGATTAAAAGCTGAAGGGTTGGTTGGAAAGGATCTTACCAAAAACATGTACGCACCTCCAGAAAAATTAGCAGAATTACAATCTATGAATACTAAACCACCAGAAAAAAAGAAAAAGGAAGAGGTAAAAAAAACACCTCATCATATAGCATATGAAATTGCTACGGCAAAGTATAATCCTTTTGCTGTTGGTGGATCTGAATCGATAAGATCAATCGGAGGATCGGAGAATGCCAGCAGTAAGTAAAGCACAACAAAGATTCTTTGGAATGGTTCGTGCTACTCAGAAAGGAGAAATGAAAAACCCATCATCAGAAATTTTAGATGTTGCTGATGATATTAGTGTTAAAGACGCAAAGAAAATGGCTAAGACAAAACATAAAGGACTTCCTGAAAAGGTTAAAGAGGAATTAGTTTCTGAGAGATTAGGTGGTAAAGGTTATAAACCATATACATCTTTAACAGGAAAGAAGGTCTCTGGTGACTGGGAAGACTCTGATAGAGGTGCTGGTAACAAAGCAAAGAGAAGAGCAGGTGGTAAGGTAGAGAAAAAATCTCCTACTTATCAGGCATATGTTCTTAATAAAGAAGAAGATGATTATTCGACAAGAGATTCTGAATTGAAGAAGACAAAGAAACCAAGAGACCAAAGATACAAGACATTACATAAAGCAACAAATGATGTTGGTAATGTAGATGTGAATGAAGATACTGGTTATAAATCGTTTATGAAAAATGTACAAGATGCGAGGGATAGGGTGAAAAAGAAAACTGATGAAAGAAAAAAGAAAGATGCTTCCTATGTTGAAAGGGTTAAGAAAGGTATCAAATTTTATGATAAAAAAGGAAAGGGACACATTAGGGGTGGTAAAAAAGTCTATGATTAAATAAAAATTTATTTATAATTTGCTATATATTATAGAATTAAATGAGAATATGTTTTCCTTTCTATTACCAATAGCAACAAAAATTATTTCTGATGCTGTAGCAAAAATCCCAGAGAATGAAGAATTGGGTGAAAAATTAATTGAGATTTGTATAGTCATTCTTGAAAAAGCAGTTAAATTGACTAAAACTGATATGGATGATAAACTATTGGAGCAAGTTAAGAAAGCTATTGAAGCACGTTAATACTGTGGATATATAAATATCTTTAGAAAAAAGATTAATTGGGTAAGAATCATGCCTTTATGGGGAATAACTGACGAGTCAAAACCAAAATGGCTTACTGACGAGCAGAAAAAAGAAGTATATGCTAATGAAAGTGGTTGGGTCGTTGAAGGTGGATCTACAATGACTGGTAATGGTAATCCAGATGCACAACCTGAAGTTCTAGCTTGTATTGGTGATCTTGCAGATAGATTACAATCTGGTACAATTACAGAAGTTGAACTACCAACATCCTACAGTGATGGAACTGGTGGTAACTTTGATGTTCTAATCAGATTTAATGAAGCTGTTACTGTTACTGGTAATCCAACTATCCTTATCACTAATCAGACAGCTTCAGCTAGAAATCTGACTGCAGCCTATGTTTCAGGTTCAGGTTCTAATGAAATTGTATTTAGAAAGACAAATGCACAAAATACAGTAAACGTTAGTGACGTTCTTAAGATTGTTGCTGCATCTCCATTTATTACATTGGGTGGTGGTACAATTAAGGATACTGGTACAACAACTGACTCAGATCTAAATGTTGGTGCTGCAATTGCAACTGCTACAGGTACATTGACTGTTGCTGCATAATATCTAAATATTTGATATGGATAATAATTATGAGATTTGATGAATTGAATGAGAGTAATTACATGCTCTTTGCTATAAAATTCTATGACAATCCGCAAGCGGTTACCAAAGATGATTTTGAAGATGATCTAAAAAGGATCAAATATATCAAAAGATTATTAAAGAGATATAAAAATAATGGTGAGCTTAAGGTTCACCTTATTTTAAATCATTTGACAGTTTTGTTTAATGTTTTTAATGATGCTGCTGTTCCGTTATTGTTTTATAATTTAGAAGAAGACCTTTGGCCTTGTATTAAAAGTTTTCTTATATTTTTAAAACGTGTTCCTGAGTATCCCCAAAGTGACGTTAATAGTATTTCAGCAGATCCTATTTGTTTGTCTCAACTCAGATCACTTTAATGGATATCAATAAGATTATAAAAACTTTAAGAAATTTGAATGAAGGTGTACCAACTAATAGTACAGGTTCTTCAATATCTAATTATGATAAATTTCTTTTTCCTATTGACGATGATGATTTGAGTCAAGATTATCAAACTCCAGGACAGTCAGGATTGGCTAAATGGAGGTTTTCTAATGTTTATCCCGTTCAGAAATTGACAGATCAGGATATTAATAATATGGTAGATGCATCAAAGGAGTTTGTAAAAATGCAAGATGAAAATACAGAAAAAAGAGTGAGAAAGAACTTTAGTTCTTTTATGGAAGATGCACCTGTCAATAGTGTAGGTGGTGGGAATATTGCTGGATTACCACCTGACGATCCCCCAGTTAGTAAGAAATTACAAAAGAAATATATTAAACTTGGAAAGGGTTCTAGGAAATGGTGGATGCCTAAGACAGGTGGTAAAGGATAATGGCTCTGAGAGGAAACGATGCTATCGTAGAAAGATTAGAGAGAGTTATAGAAACACTTAGTGATAATTCAATTAAGATGGGACAGATGCTTGCTGTCCATGATGAAAAATTAGACAAACAGGATAGGATAGATGCGGTATTATTTGAGAAAGTGGAATCGCTTCACCGAGAGGTCAATCGTTCGACTAAGGAGATTAAGGCAGGATGTGAGAGAGATATTCGCAAGGTAGATGAAAGACTTCGTATTATGGAGAAAAAGATGTGGAGTATATTTGGTGCATTAAGTATAATAAGTTTCATTGTCAGTCCAGTTGGACAAAGAATTTTAACTTCGGCATTGACACCATCGCAACAAACAAGTATAATACCTGAAGGAATTACTCTTGTTGATGGATCTAGTTGATTCAAAATATATTGGGTTAGTTTCTTCCAGATTACAAAAATTTAAAAGGGTCAAAGCAGACCTCTATAACTTTCGTTGTCCTATCTGTGGAGACTCTCAAAAGCATAAAAACAAAGCACGGGGATATTTCTACCAAGTAAAGACAAACACTAATTATAAGTGCCACAATTGTGGTGCTTCTTTGTCTTTAAATAACTTTCTTAAACAGATAGACCCAACACTCCATAAGCAATATACTATGGAGAAATTTAAAGAAGGTCATACTGGTAAGAATTTTGTGGTAGATGAACCCAAGTTTGATTTTAAGAAACCCACATTTAAGAAGCAGTTGGATCTACCAAGGGCATCTGAAGTTCCTATTGCGAAGGAATATCTTAAGAATAGAGGGTTAGATCCGACTAGGTTTTATTATGCTAGTAAGTTTAAGAAGTGGGTAAATACGCAAAAGAAAACATTTGATAATATTCGTAAAGATGAGGATAGAATTATAATTCCAATGTATGACAAGGATCATACATTAATTGGTTTTCAGGGTAGAAGTCTAGTTCCAAACTCTGTTAAATATATTACTATCATGATTAATGATGATGCTCCAAAAATTTACGGATTAGATAAAATCGATGAAACAAAACCAATTTACATCATTGAAGGCCCTTTCGATTCCACACTCGTGGAGAACTCGGTTGCTATGTGCGGCTCCGATATTGATTGTCGGGCGTTTGGTTGGAGCAATTATATTTGGGTTTATGATAACGAACCTCGCAACAGAGAAATCGTCAACCGAATCTCTAAAACCATTGATCGAGGAGACAAGATTATCATCTGGCCAAGTAAAGTAGAACAGAAAGATATTAATGATATGGTTCTTTCTGGACATGATATAATGTCTGTATTAGAATCAAATATATACTCTAACTTAGAAGCAAAAATTAAATTTAACAACTGGAAAAAGGTATGAGCAACGGCACCAAAGTTAAGAAGAGGAATGGCAGCATTGAGCCTCTTAACCTTGAAAAAATGCATGTTATGGTAGAACAAGCATGTGAAGGTTTGGCAGGAGTTTCTGCTAGTCAAGTGGAAATTAATTCTGGTATTCAATTCTATGATGGTATTTCTACCAATGAGATTCAGGAGATTTTAATTAGATCTGCAAGTGATTTGATTGACTTAGATCATCCCAATTATCAATTTGTTGCAGCACGTTTATTATTGTTTTCTCTTCGTAAAAGTCTTTATGGACGTATGCATGAGAATCCTTCCGTTAAGGATCATGTTGAGAAATGTGTAGAAAAAGGTGTATATGATTCAGAATTACTTGACTTGTATTCTGACGAAGAGTATAATAAGTTACAATCATTCATAGACCATGATCGTGACTATATCTTCACTTATGCTGGATTACGTCAAGTAGTCGATAAGTATTTGGTACAAGATAGAAGTAATGGTGCTGTTTATGAATCACCACAGTTCATGTATCTTTTGATATCTGCAACTATATTCTCTAAATATCCACAAGAAACTAGATTAGATTATGTCCGAAAATACTACGACGCAATCAGCAAGCACAGAATCAACATCCCAACCCCGATCATGGCGGGCGTACGGACCCCTCTTCGTCAATACGCATCTTGTGTTTTGGTTGATATTGATGACTCCCTCGATAGTATCTTTAGCTCTGACATGGCTATTGGCAAATACGTTGCACAGAGGGCTGGTATCGGTATTAACGCGGGGAGAATCAGAGGGATCAACAGTAGAATCCGTGGCGGAGAAGTACAACACACAGGTGTGGTCCCCTTCCTCAAAAAGTTTGAGAGCACTGTCAGATGCTGTACTCAAAACGGTATCCGCGGTGGATCAGCAACTGTCCATTTTCCTATCTGGCACCAAGAAATCAGAGACATCCTCGTCCTCAAAAACAACAAAGGAACAGAAGACAACAGAGTCAGAAAACTTGACTACTCCATCCAATTAAGTAAATTATTTTATGAACGATTCATCACCAGTGAGAATGTTAGTTTATTCTCTCCTCATAATGTTCCTGGTCTTTATGATGCTTTCGGAACTGAGTCTTTTGACGAACTATACAGACAATATGAGTCCGATCAGACAATTCCAAGAACAACAGTACCAGCCCAAGAACTGATACTAGACCTCTTGAAAGAAAGAGCAGAGACTGGTAGAATATACATTATGAATATTGACCATTGCAATTCTCATTCGTCTTTCCAAGACAAAGTTGAGATGAGTAACTTGTGTCAAGAAATTACATTACCAACCAAACCTATCCAACATATCGATGATGAATCTGGAGAAATTGCTCTCTGCATCCTTTCTGCTATTAATATTGGCAAAATTAGGGATGTTTCGGATTTTGAAAGTCTTTGCGATCTTAGTGTTAGGAGCCTTGATGAACTCATTGATTTTCAGGGATACCCAGTCAACGCAGCAGAAGTCGCAACTAAGGCACGTAGAAGTCTTGGAGTCGGTTACATCGGTCTCGCACATTACCTTGCCAAGCAGGGTGAGCACTATGATGAACCAAGAGCATGGCAATTAGTTCATGAATTGACTGAGGCATTCCAGTACTATCTTATCAAAGCATCTGTAAATCTTGCAAAAGAAAAAGGTGCTTGTGAGTATTCAGATAGGACTAAGTATGCTCAAGGTATTCTTCCTATTGACACCTATAAAAAAGATGTTGATGGTATTGTTCCTAATGAATTAAAGTTTGATTGGGAATCTCTTAGAGAGGAGGTAAAAGAGTATGGTATCCGTAACAGCACATTGTCTGCTCAGATGCCCTCAGAATCGTCTTCTGTGGTCTGTAACGCAACAAATGGTATCGAACCACCTAGAGATTATCTATCGGTCAAGAAGTCCAAGAAAGGACCTCTCAAGCAGATAGTTCCTTCATATGGAAGTCTTAAGAATAATTATACTTTACTCTGGGATATGCCTAACAATACTGGTTATATTAATGTTGTTGCAGTTATGCAGAAATTCTTTGATCAAGCAATTAGTGGAAACTGGAGTTATAATCCAGAACATTATGAAGGTTCTGAAGTTCCAACGAGTGTAATGGCAAATGATTTGTTGACAACCTATAAGTTGGGTTGGAAGACTTCTTATTATCAGAATACATATGATAATAAATCTGATGAAGTTGAATTATCATTACCCAATACTGAGGATGGTGTTGGTATTCAAGGACATACACAACTACAAAATTTAGTTGATGATATAATGAATTCTGAGGAGGAGGCTTGTGAATCCTGTGCAATCTGATTTGAAAGGCATGACTGTCTTTAATACTCAAGACGTTGATACTAAGAAGCAACCAATGTTTTTTGGTGCTCCTCTTGGTCTTCAACGTTATGATAATTTTAAGTATCCTGCATTTGAGAATTTAACTAAACAACAACTAGGATATTTTTGGAGACCTGAAGAAGTATCTCTTCAAAAAGATAGAGGGGATTATCAAACATTAAGACCTGAACAGAAGCACATCTATACTTCTAATTTGAAGTATCAGATTATGTTAGACTCTGTACAGGGTAGAGCACCTGGTATGGCTTTCTTACCATATTGTTCTTTACCTGAGTTGGAAGCATGTATGGAAGTATGGTCTTTTATGGAGATGATTCATAGTAGATCATATACCTATGTTATTAAGAATGTATATCCAGATCCATCAGAAGTATTTGATAAGATTCTTAGTGACCCTCGTATTTTAGAACGAGCAGCAAGTGTTACTGGTTCTTATGATGACTTTGTTAATGAAGCACAGCAGTGGGGTCAGAGTGCTTTGTGGAAGGATATGGATTCCTCATTAGATACATCCTTACCCTTTTTAGAAATGAAAGAGGTTAAACGTAAACTTTATCGTGCAGTTGCTAATGTTAACATCCTTGAAGGTATTCGCTTCTATGTCAGTTTTGCTTGTTCTTTTGCTTTCGGTGAACTCAAACTTATGGAAGGAAGTGCAAAGATCATATCTCTTATTGCAAGAGACGAAAACCAACACCTTGCGTTAACACAGAATATAATTAACAATTGGAGAAAGGGTGATGACCCTGATATGATTGATATTGTGAAAGAAGAGGAAGAGTGGACATATAAGATGTTTGATAATTGTGTGAATGAAGAAAAGAAATGGGCAGAGTACTTGTTTAAAGATGGAAGTATGATAGGATTGAATGATAAATTATTATATCAATATGTTGAGTGGGTTGCTAATCGTAGGATGAAGTCTATTGGTTTGAAACCAGTATATGATATTCCTGCAAGAAATAATCCATTACCTTGGACTGAACATTGGATTAGTTCTAAGGGTCTTCAAGTAGCACCACAAGAAACAGAAGTGGAATCTTACATCGTTGGAGGAATTAAACAAGATGTCAAAAAAGACACATTCTCAGGATTCAAATTATGATGAGAAATTGTTAAAGGCAATTGAAGATTCGGGTGGGTTTGAATGGACACCTGGTAGTAAATGGCCACCAGAGTTACCTGATGATTTAGATTATAGTTTGGATGATTGTATGGATGCATACAATGAACCACCATGTGATGATTGGAATGATTATGCAGGTGGATAAATAAAAAACATTATTATAGTGAGGTTAAAATGATGAGTCCTTTTGCGAATGTATTAAACACAAGAGAGAGTTATAGTAGATTTTATCAAAAAATTTTTACTGAAGTAGAAGTTCAATTTGTTGATGAAGATCCTGCTTGGATACCTTTGGATACTCTATTGGCAATGGAAAAGTCTAAGTGTGAGTCTTGATATGGGAAAAAAAATATCTATAATTGGTGCAGGAAATGCTGCATGTATAACTGCTTTGCAATTACATCTTGAAGGGCAAGTTAAAAGAGATAATATAAGTGAGATTGAAATATGTTATGATCCTGATGTTTCAATTGAGCAAGTGGGTCAAGGAACACTTCCTTCAATAACAAAATTGATATCTCATGCTTTAGGTGTTACTTATTATAAGGAAGAAAATATAACTAAGTCAACTATTAAGAGTGGGATATTATATGAGAATTGGGGTAAGAAAACACCTAAAAATTTTCATCCATTTTTAATGAGCTGCCCGGCAAGTCATTATGTTCCACATTTGTTGTCAAAGGCAGTATTAGAATCTGGATTATTTAAGGTTGTAGAAAAAAATATAGGAGACCCAGAGGAAGAAATAGATTCTGATTTTATTTTTGATTGTAGAGGTGGAAAGAATAGGGATAGGAAATTATATAAAAAGATTATTAATCCATTAAATTCTGTTCTTCTTTATAATAAAGGGGGTAGAGATTCTGATCTTCTTTATACCAGAACGGTTGCCACACCTAATGGATGGACATTTGTTATTCCTAATATTGACAGTGTATCTTATGGTTATCTGTATAATGATACAATAACTTCAAAGAAAGATGCCAGAAAGGATTTTTTAGATAGATTTGATTTGCCTGAAGTAGATAATGAATTGACCTTTGATAATTATGTTGCAAAGAGTATGTTTACTGGTGAAAGAACGATATTAAATGGTAATAAATTTTGTTTTATTGAACCTTTAGAAGCAACCTCTACTTCTTTTTATCAGTTAGTGACCTCTATAGCTTGGAATCATATATTCACTCAAGCATCTAAAAAAGAATCTAATCATTTTATTCATCGTGAGGTGGAAAAGATTCAAAATTTTATTATGTGGCATTATCATACAGGATCAAAATATAGTACTCCTTTCTGGAAATATGCTAAGAAATTATCTGAGGGTACTTGGGATCGTGACAATGAACTTCAATCTGCTATAAAATTCTCTAAAATGGGAACTACTTCCCAATTTCATTGGATGCCAGATTCATATTCACAATGGCATGTTAATAGTATTAAGAATTGGGATGAGGTTATTTAGATATCTAAATAACCAGTAATAATATACAATGATGGGATGGAAGGAGATTATGAAAATCCCTGGTACTACCAAGGTTCAGCTTTTACTTCTGACGATATTAATGATTTCTTCGGTTTCGTCTACAGGATTACTAATTTACAATCTGGTAAGCAATACATCGGAAGAAAATATTTCACCCAAAAACGTAAGCCTAGAGGTGGTAAGAGACGGGTTACGTCTGAGAGTGACTGGAAACGATACTATGGAAGCTCTGACGAACTTAGTGCAGATAGAAAGCTTCTTGGAAACTCAGCGTTCAAACGAGAGATCCTCTCCTTACATTCCAGACTTGGAGATGTAAACTATGAAGAAACTAAACAACTGTTTCTAAATAATGTATTGGTAGAGGCCCTTGACGATGGGACTCCAGCATACTATAATAGCAACATTCTCGGACGTTACATGAGGAAGGACTATGGAGATTTTAGAACAGACACTTAGAACCTCCCATGATTGGGCACTCAGTAGGATTCATGAATTATCTGAAGATTCTGATGTTCATAAGGTCAATGATGCCATGGCGATTCATAGAGAATTTAAGGAGTGGTTCGATCAAAGGTATGATGAACATGACATCTTTTCATTAGAATATATTGGTGAGGGTAGTGACTATGCAAAATGAAGAAAAGTATTCTCCAGCACAACTAAAGTTGAGGAAAGAAGTATTAGCAATACTTCTTAAAAAATATGGACATGAGAATAATAATAAAGCAATATATGAATGTGCTGACGAGTGGGTTGAAAAGTATTTTATAAGTGCTGGTGTTGTTGATTATTATAATGCTTATAGACAGTCTTTTATAAATAAATCATTATTAAGTTATGTTAAGTAAAATGTTTTGTAGAGCAAAGAAGACAATTAAAGAATATCGTGATTGGCAAATGAAGGTTTATACTCGTGTTGAGGATACTCTTGAGCAAAGATTGGCAGGTGTTATTGCTGCTAAACAGAAATTAGCAGAGCAAATGGAAAGAGATGCTACTGTTAGATTGCATAAAGATATTAAGGAATCGAGTGTTGAAGAATAATTAAATATCTGTTATAATATTATTGTTGTTATTGTTATGTAATGGATTATAAAACTTCTGGTGTTGATATAGAAGCAGGTAATGCTTGGGTGGAACAAATAAAAAAACAAGCACCTAGCATTGGTGGTTTTGGTGGTATGTTTAAGGTTCCTTCAGGATATGAGGAACCTATCTTAGTATCTGGCACTGATGGTGTAGGAACTAAAATTAATATATGCAGAGTTGCTAATGACTATACAACTATAGGACAAGACTTAGTTGCTATGTGTGTTAATGATATAATCACTTGTGGTGCTAAACCATTATACTTTTTAGATTATGTTTCTACTCAG